TTAAGTGGATCAAGTCAATTTACATATTTTACTTCGATTTCAGCTTATAATTATTTCCAAAATGGAGGAACTTCATTAATAGTAACTAGAACTACATCAGCATCATTTAGCCCAGCTTCGTCTTCATTTATAGCATCCTCTTCCTTCTCACCAGTTGGAGCAGTAGATGGTAATTTAGGACCTTTTGAATTAGAAATATTATCTGATGGTGAAATAATGAATAGTACAGGATCAGGTGTAGCAACAGGAACAAATGGTACTTTAACATCTGGATCAAGTGATAATTTTAGATGGGAAATTACGAATCCTAATACATCATCAGGTGTATTCTCGTTATTAATAAGACAAGGTAATGATACATCAACTGCTAAACAAGTAGTTGAAACTTTCTCAAATTTATCTTTAGATCCATTACAACCTAATTATATTTCAAAAGTAATTGGTGATCAAACGACAAATGTAAGAGGAACAGGAACAGGAGTTTATTTACAACCATCTGGATCATTTAGAAATGCTTCAAGATATGTAAGAGTAAAACAAGTAAATTCTAAAACTCCAAATTATTTTGAAAATAATGGAACAGCTAAAGATATTTATACAGGTTCAATTCCATCAGCTCAAGAAGGGGCATTTGGAGGAGGTTTAGGATCAAATGTTCCAACTCGTGAAGGTAGATATTACAATAAAGTAAATAATAATGATTCTCAAGGATTATTAGGAACAGATTACACTACAGCAATTAATTTACTTGCAAATAGAGATGAATTTAGGTATAATATGATAACATCTCCAGGTTTAATATTAACAAACGGTACTACAGGAGCAGGTTGGACTACAATTCAATCAAATTGTGAAACTAGAGGAGATGCAATATTTGTAGGAGATTTAGTTAATTATGATTCTACAATAACTCAAGTAACTACTCAAGCAGCTTCGGTTGATTCTTCATACTGTGCAACATATTGGCCTTGGTTACAAGTTACAGATCCAGATTCAAGAGAATTAGTTTGGGTTCCAGCTTCAACTATGATTCCAGGTGTTTATGCCTTTAATGATAGAGCAGGAGAGCCATGGTTTGCACCAGCAGGTATTAATAGAGGAGGTTTAGGAGCAGTTAATCAAGCAGAAAGAAAATTAACTAATACTAATAGAGATGAGTTATATACTGGAAAAGTAAATCCAATAGCAACATTCCCAGGACAAGGAATTGTAGTATTTGGACAGAAAACTCTTCAAACTAAAGCAAGTGCTTTAGATAGAGTTAATGTAAGAAGATTATTAATAACACTTAAAAATTATATTTCTCAAATTGCTGATACATTAGTATTTGAACAAAACACAGCAGCTACAAGAAATACATTTTTAGCCCAAGTAAATCCATATTTAGAATCAGTACAACAAAGACAAGGTTTATATGCATTTAAAGTTGTAATGGATAATACAAACAATACACCAGATGTAATTGATAGAAATGAATTAATTGGTGCTGTTTATTTACAACCAACTAAAACAGCGGAATTTATTTATATAGATTTCAACATTTTACCAACTGGAGCAACTTTCCCGGCATAAAAATGAAAAATAATAATATTTATAACAAAATAAAATAACATAAAAAATGGCAGTATTAGATCCTAACGAAATATTTTTCACCGCTTTTGAACCAAAGGTAGCTAATAGATTTATATTATATGTTGACGGTATACCATCGTATATAATTAAAGGAGTTAGTGGAATGGGGTTCGCGCAAGATGAAATAGTATTAAATCATATAAACACTTATAGAAAAGTAAAAGGTAAATTAAGATGGAATGATTTATCAATGGAATTATTCGATCCTATTACCCCTTCAGGAGCTCAAGCTGTAATGGAATGGACAAGATTACATCATGAATCAGTTACAGGTAGAGATGGTTACTCTGATTTTTATAAAAAAGATCTTACTATTGATGTGTTAGGTCCTGTAGGTGATGTAGTTTCTGAGTGGATTATTAAAGGAGCATTTATTAAAGATGCATCATTTGGAGATATGAATTGGGATGACGATACTACAGTAATGAACATTTCAATGACAATAGGAATGGATTATTGCGTGTTAAATTTCTAAAAGAAAATTTAAATATTTTACATTTAAGCTTGGCTTCGGTCAAGCTTTTTTGTATGTTATATATGTATAACAAAATACAAGTTATTAATTAATAAAAATTATGGCCGAAGAATACAAGTTCCCAACAGAAATGGTGGAATTACCTTCAAAAGGATTAATCTACCCAAAAGACAACCCTTTATCTTCAGGAAAAGTTGAAATGAAATACATGACAGCTAAAGAAGAAGATATTTTAACAAACCAAAACTATATTAAAGACGGATCAGTTCTTGATAGACTGTTAAAAGCATTAATTGTTAGTAAAGATGTTAATTATGATGATTTAATTGTAGGAGACAAAAATGCTATTATGGTGGCAGCTAGAATATTAGGTTACGGATCTGATTATACTTTTATGTATAATAATGAAGAATGTACAGTAGATTTACAAGATTTAGATACAATTGAAATAAATGAAGATAAATTATTAGAAAAAAATACAAATAAATTTGAATATACTTTACCTCATTCAGATACATTAATTCAATTTAAATTATTATCTACTAAAGATGATAAGGCAGTTAAAGCTGAAGTAAAAGGTTTACAAAAATTAGATAAAAAAGCAAGTCCTGAAATGTCAACTCGTTTAAAACATATGATTTTAGCAGTAAATGGTAATACTGATAAATCAGAAATTAGAAAGTTTGTTGATACATATATGTTAGCAAGGGACTCAAGAGCATTTAGAGAATATATTAAAGCATTTCAACCAGACATTGATTTGAAATTTAACTATGAGAGTAGCGGCGGCATTGAAAGGGAAGTCTCCCTTCCAATGACTGTCAACTTTTTTTGGCCTGACGCAAAGCTATAGAGTTGATTTATTTAAAAGCATCAATAGTATAGTATATTTTGGTGGTGGAGGATATGATTGGCATACAATCTATAATATGCCTATATGGTTACGTAGATTTACATATCAAGAAATACTAGATATAAAACAAAAAGAAAAAGAAAAATACGAATCAGCCGCAAAAAAGGGTAGAAAAGGAAAAAAAGGAACTAATATAGATTTAGCAAATCCTAATAAATCAAATATTCCTAAACAATCTTTTTCACCTCCAACAACAAAATCTAAAACTCCTCCTACTTATACTGCAAGGGCATCAAAGAAATGATGCCCTTCAATATTTATAATAAAATTCCATAATGGGGGCAAAAGAAGAAGGTAAATTTCAAAGAGACCTAAATAGTGAATTAGGTAAAACAGCTACAGCTTATGATAAAATCAAATCAGCCCAGCAGGATATTCTATTTTTTGCTAGAGATTATGCTGATGAAGCTAAAAAAGCAGTAAAAGAAATTGGAGATGGATCTATAGCTGCATCTGAAACAGCAAAAGCATTTAGAGACGTAGCGTCAGCAGCAAAGGGT